GCAAACACTTTGAATATGGATTTTGATTATTCACTTTCAAATGATGAGTATCAAACGAGACAGTGTTTTATAAAATTAGTACCCGATTATGATTTAAGTAATAAAGATTATAAAGAATTGCTAAAAGATTATACAGGTAATGGATATTGCTTTTGTGATGATTTGGCTAACTTTACAAACACATTATTAGATAAGGAAGAATATAAAGTATTAGGCGAAAGTAAAAGATATAAATCTATCATAATTTCTACTGATGATTTTGTTTCAGAAATACAAAATAAAATGTTTGAATTATGGTTTGAGGATAATCGATACTACTTATCTAAAGAATCATTTTTAGAGCATGTTGAGTCAAATGGATATGAGTTTGATGAAAATGGTAATTTTATTTAATAAGGAGTTATAAGAATGAAATGCGATTTATGTAATGGTGCTGGGTGGATAGATACATTCAACACGGATAGAGAGGTGCAAGAAATACAGAAATGTGATGATTGCAATATTTATAAAACTGATAAACAGGCAAAGGAGAGTAAAAATGGAAATTAAATTAAATAGCTGGGATATAAATGAAGCAATAAAAAATTATGTTAAAGATAAATATAATTTAGATGTTGATTTTGAGGAAATGAATGAGTATCCATGTCTTGAGTATTCAAGGAGAGAGATAGTGCATAAGAAACATAAAAACGGAAAAGTAAAAAAAGATAAAAACGGAAATTGGATAATAGATGAGGAAAAATCAAAATATGTTACTGAGTTTGCTGAGATTAGCGATGACTCGGCTATAGTTTTTTACCTTTGGTAAATTTGCAGTAAAGGTAAATTTGCCTTGATGGTAAATTTGCCTTTATCTTCTTTTTAAATGCCTTGCAAACTGTTTGTTAATCTCCCTATGCAAGGTGCTCTTTATAACCTTTTCTCCAACTCTAAAGAAATCAATAAACTTTCTATGTTTAATAAATGGAGTAAAGGCAACAAGAAGTTTAAGGCCTTCTCTACCCTTCCTACCTTGCCTTTCCCATATACCATAAGTCTTAGAGCCTTTACCTTTTGGTACTCCTTGAAAACGTGAGCCTTTTCTTTGTGACTCGGCTGTTTTATCAACCCTAGATAATAAACCACCTTTAGAAGATAGTTTTAATATGTTACCAAATTTGCCCTCTTTGCCTTTTGCATCTTTTGTTGGAGAGGGATATCCCTGTCTTCTTGCAGGCTCACTCTCTCCTGTGTATATGTAATGCAGGTATTTGGCCGCCCAATCCTTGACTCTAACAGTCATAGCTAATTTATTGCTTCTTGGTTTAGCAAATTGAGATATGACAACACTCTTTACTGTTTGCGGTCTAGGTTTATCTAGTTTATCGTGTAGGTGTGATCTTTCAGCATTAACAACTCTTTCTCCTGTGTAATTCATGGCTCTAGCCATAATTTTATTAAAGTCTTTTTTATTTAAGTCTTTATCTAATTGCTTTCTAATATCTTTTAAGTTGTCTTTTACTGTGATTCGCATATTAAATTTGCCTTTTATAAATTTGCCCAATGACTTTTATTTTCAAACTTTAATCCATTCTCGTTAGCCACCTTTAGAATTGTCGATTTGCTTTTACCTAAAGATACAGAAACCTCGTTTAGCGATTTGCCTTTATTGATTTGCCTTTTAAGATTGGAAATATCGATTTGCCTTTTATCAGTCATTAAAGATTCTCATAATGTTCTATCAACTTATTAATATACCATTTTGCCTTTTCTAAATCTTGGATATTCGCATTTTTGTCTTTATGCCTATGAATGTACTTAATCGCTGAACCTTCTAGGTAGCTGGGAAACTCTTTGCCTAGTTGTTGCTTTATGTATTCAATACATTCAAATTTGCCTTGATTATAATGGCTTGGTCTATTTACAGGGTCGTGATTTGCCTTTTTGATTTGCCTTACACTATCCCATTCTTGCGGTGTTATATTGTCTATACTCATTTTTTTACTCCTTTTAAATAATAAATTTGCCTTTCTTTGAAAAGACCACTCTAAAAACTTATCAAACATTCCTTCTCACTATTTCATTTTTGCATTTTTGTATGATCTTTTTCTTAGCACTTGATGATGTAATGTAATCATTAAGTTCCTGAATTGTCATACTCTTTAAATAGTAATTTTCTGTAACAAATTTGCCTGTAGACTTATCTCTAATCTTTGTGCTTGGCTTTAGTTTTATCGGCATCTTTTTTCTCCTTTTTCTTTTTGTTAAAGATTCTATCCCAATTTGCATCTATCTTCTTTTTATCTTCCTTTCTTCTCTTACTACCCTTACCACCATGCCAACTAGACATGATTAATCCTCTTACAATCTTCGGGATTTATTCTAAAAACAGGCTCAACATCTTGAGAGTCTCTTGTTGTCATAGTTCTACCACCATATTCAAATTTATACTTTTTATTAAAGTCCCAAACATGATAACAAATAATATCATTGCAATTAAATATGAGTATAAATTTGCATCCTGATGTTTCATGTAAAATCTTAGCTGCTTCAATCTTCTTGTATGAAATCATAAAAGTGTATTTGCCAAAGTTGTGATTAAACCTTTTTACTTCACACCACATATATTCATCTTCTCTTTTAATTAAATAATCTAACTTCCATTTCTTAGGTTCTAACTTTATAAATTTGCAGTTCCAAAGACCTTCGAAAACAGTTGCTATATAGGATTCATTACTTAAGTCTTCTTTAGTTTCGTATTGTGTTCTAGACATGATCTATTCTTTTAAAATTAACTGACTTATCTAACTTAGATAGAATTTGCTTTGCTTTCATAAAATCTTTAGGAATACATCTCAACAACTCTTCAATGCTGAATATCATTATATCAGGCTCATCTTTATGTACTTTATACAATACTGGCTTTTCATCATCAGTATCACAAATTATTGCTGTTTTCTTATCAAAGTTAAAACATCTAGTGCTTGGCTGTATTCTGTTATAACCACTCTCTTCGCATTTTATATTTAAAGAATCGAAAGCTCTGAACATCATATCAACCATTTGCATTTTCTTTCTAGCATGACCGCTATGTAATGTTTCTCTTAAAAGCATCTCAGCCTTACAAAATTTAATCTCAAAATGAACACCAACTATTTTAAAGATTCTTTTACGACTACCCCACTTCTCATAAGTCTCTAATTCGTAAACCCTTAAATCTTTTAATTTGTCTTCCAAAGATTCATCTTTATATGTTTTCATAAATTCCCCGAACATTTAGAGGGAGTAGGGATATACCTATAGGTATATATCCCTTCCCTCCCTGCTAATTCTTGTTTTTGCATAAAAAACTCCCTGTAATTCCCTGTAAATTCCCTAAGTTCCCTGTTTAGCTCCCTTGCTAAAATTAGGCTCTAATTTAACATATTCCATTGATTGATAACCAATATCTTCATAATGTTTAACTTCACCAAGATCAACAAGTTTGTTAAGCATTTTTTTAATCGCATCTAAACTTTTTTTAGTGCCATCTTTATCAACAACTTTTCCAAAAATATCACTTGGCATCAAGAATACCTCTTCAGGATTTTCTTTGTTTTTAAAGATAGCTTCTCTTTCCAAAGCATCTAATACTATTTGCTGTGGATAAGTTAGACCTTTCTTTTCTTTAAAATCTATATCAGTCTCTTCTAAGAAGCCTGATGTTAGGTTTAAACCCTCGCCAATAATATCTACTTCCTTAAATACAAACTTTTTCTCAGCCATACCTTGTCCATCTTTATTAAGAGTTTGCTCAAAACTAACAAACATCTGTTCTTCAGTTGAACCAACAACTAACTTATCGCTTCTATCTACCTTAAACTCATAATCTAAAGAAGCACCCATAACGCTTGAACCTCTACCTCTATCAGAATTGCCATGACCAGTATGGTGAACCAAACATACACAGCACTTATAATGCGATATAAGGCCATCAAGTTTATTAATAAAGTTTCCTACATCTTCAGCAGAGTTCTCGTTACCTACAAAGTTACGTTGGAATGTATCTATTACAATCATACCAATTTGCCCAACCTCTTCTTGCAATTGTTCTATTTCAGCTTCAAGCATTTTAAAATCATCATCATCATTAACCCTTACTGCTCTATCTGATAGGTATAAAGGAACTCCAGTTAAGTCAAACATACCTTGTTGCCAAGCAGCAAGTCTACGCTTAACGCCACGCTGTCCTTCTCCACAAACATACATTACTGGTGCGGTATATGATTTATTACCATAAAATCTATCACCCTTTGCTATAGCACAAGCCATAGCAATCGCTATAAACGATTTGCCACTTTTAGGCTTACCAAATACACACATAAGACTCTCTTTCTCTACAACATCTTTTATAAGCCAGTCAGGATTATCAACCTGTTTTAACACTTCATCAGCTCTTGTAAAAGTAACCATACCTTTTGGCTTCTTATCTACACAACTATCGATATATGTTTCTAAATCTTTTGATGTGGGAAAGTCATTCCTTATCTTCGCATCCCACAAATCATCTTTAGGCTCAAAATGTTTTGGCGGTTGGATAACCTTAACCTTGCACTTTTCCTTTCTTAACATCATTGCAATTTCATTTGCACACTTTAGACCAGCTTCATCATTATCAGGCCATATCCAAACTTCTCTACCATAGATAGGACTCCAATCAGCCTTCTGCCAACTATTAACCCCACCATGCCATGTGCATACATCACCATCATAAATGGCTTCAGCACCCCTCATAGCCTTCTCACCTTCATTTATTATAATCGGCTTATCCTTTGCCTTCCCTGTGTAATAAATTGGCATATTGCCTTCAGGTCTTTTTAGTGACCATGAACCATCTGTATTTTTACTAAATGGTGCATACTTTTGCTTGATTGGGTGTCCATCAGGAAATCTCATAACCCAAAAGTTATCAGCGTACTGCACCGCGACAACTGCTTGTTTTAGGAGATTTCCCATCTGAACTCTATCAAAAGACCTTGCATTGCCCTTGTTAGTGTCATTTTGGGGGAGTTCACTAACGCTGAGTAAGGAGTCATTAGGCAATGCTTGGTCGTAACCGAAACTTTTTAAAATTGTATTTATGTCTTTATTGTGATGTTTTATTAAATCTGTGATACCACCACCAATATCATTCTCATGGTCGTACCAAGTTGCAGATTCTAAGTTTAAAGCAAAAGAGCCATGCGTACCCCACCGAAGTTCTTTCGATGAGATACTGCTTGGTTCACCTAGTAATTGCTTTACTACTTCAGGTGCGATTCTTTGCCAATCTACGCCTGACATTAAAATGGAATATCATCATCACTAAGTTCAGTCTTAGCTACCATTTCCGCTACTTTATCTGCCAGTCCCTCGTTAGGAGAAACAAAGCCATCATCATCATCTGCAGGTGCGTCAGGGTCTACATACCATTCAGGTACGTTGAAACCTCTATCACCCCATTTTACAAACACAAAAGATAACTCTGATGAGTTACCTGCTCCTACTTGTATATGCTTAGAGCCTTTGTATTCAACAACAGGCAATTTGCCTACATTATTTGCTTTATCAGACCAAAACAGTCCACAGATATTATTAAAGGCACTAGATTCAGCAAAAGAAAAGCTCTGCCATAAATAAGCGTGTTCTGCACCGCTTGGCATTACCCATGCTGAGAAAGCTCTTCTCCACTCATCAGAAGGTTTAGGATTAACCACACCAAACTTAGAGTCCCATTTATATTGAAAACCTTCTGCCTTAGTATACCTACCCCAACCTGACTTAAATGTGTCAGTATCAAGTTGTAAATATTCTATTGGCACTTCAGTCTCACCATTTGCAAAAAACTTTTGATCTCTTGTTTTGAAACCTAAGTAAATTTGCTGTTTATTTTCGGTATTACTCATACCACCTAATATATCGTTCATATACTATACTCCTATAGTTAATGTATCGTTAAGTTCTCGATACTGTTTATATAATCAGTTTCAAGTTGGGTATAACACCTTTCCTTAAAACCCTCATAATCCTCATCGTTGATTATTCCTAAGAACTCACAAGCAATTTGGATTTTTCTGTAGGACTCCCTACAAAACTCTTCAAAGTCTTCTTCTAGCAAATAACTATGTAAGTCCATTTGCCTTTTGTAAGACTTCATCTAACCTCTCACAAACTTCTGATAGTGGACACATATAAAACTCATTCCAGTTTTTATTGCTTGTCATACCCATTAAATAATTAGGTATAACGCACATTATCTTCCTTCTATCATATTTATAAATTAGTAAAGGTATTAGGTCATCACCAGCACTCTCAACTGCTTGATTCCACCAGTTGTTTTTGAAAACATCTGATATTCCATTGCCCTTATACCGCTTACATTCTATAGCTAAATTATTCCAATAAATGTCAGCCATTCCCTTAGTCTGATATTGATCTAAGTTCCTTTTAACAGTTTGGGTGCTACCTTTAGATGCAAGATAGTTATTAATCTTCTTACATATAACTCTTTCAAAAGCCGCACCTTTATTTCTGCTATTAACTGGCATCTATAATGATCTCCTTCTTTCCTGTTTTATGATGTGTAATAGTTAAAGTATCTCCATCTTTAATCTCTGTATATCCTGCTCCATTATTCACATGGATATACCACTCATCCTTTTCTTTATTTAGTTTAAGCCTTTGCGTTTCAACAATATCGCTATACTGAGTCATTCTTCTTCTCAGACTCATAAGCAATTTTGCCTAGTTTAATAAGCATTTGTGTTGCCTGTTCTATTGTTAGATTCTCTAAGATCGCAAAGACTTTTATATCTTTGTGTAAATCTTCAGGAATCCAAAGTGCCTTCTTTGTACTATTGTCCATATCTACTCTCCATATTTATATTAAAATTAATTTGATAATAAAGCAAAGTCTTTATTACATCTTTCTCCAAAAACCTTATACTGTTGTTAAGGGCAAAGGATAAACTCTCCATACTATACTCTAATACTCTCATTATCTTATTTGCCCTTACCTTAAAGCTGATAATCTTTTAAAGTTATGCCAATGCTTTTACTTCCTCTAGGGTGTGACTTTACTGTGGTTATTCTTCCATCATTTAACTGCCTTAGATGCGACATAACCATGTGCCAACTTTTTTCTGTTTTATTTTTACTTTTATTGTTTTTTATAAAATTATTGTAAATATCTTTTTGTATTTTTATTACTTTGTAATCTGCATAATTTATTGTTGAATTCTGCAATAATTTTTTTTCCTTTTTATTTGTATTTTTTTCTACATAAAATATTTGCTTTTCATAAATTGCCATATAAAAAATCATAAAACATTGCCAAATATTGTATCTATCTAACTCATAATTATCTCTATACATGTTTATATTTTTATCATCGTCATCTATTTCAATATTAAGATTATTTAGATCAAAATTTTTCTGTGGTATTACATATAATGTGCTGTTGAATAAAGTGAAATCATTTTTATAGTAACTAATCGTTACGCACTTTTTATTATTAAATTCAGCAAAAAATAGATTTGCCACTGTATCATTAAACTCCATTTGCAAACAAAATAGATTATGAGGAAAAATTATTGGTTTATCTTGAATCCATTTAAATAAAAATTTTTGTTGATTTGTTATGAAGTTTGTAACATTTTTACTAATGTAAAATTTTGTTGCTATATTTGAATCTGTACATACTGCATGTGCTTTGCTTAAAAAATTTTGCTTCTCATATTCATTATAATTTGTAAACTGTATGGGGAAGTCATAAAACCTTTTAAATGTATCTTTATCATTTTGATAATGATTATAAGCATTTACATATCTATAAAAACTTTGTTTATTCATAATTTTCTCCTACAACACCAAATCAATAACATTCGGACTATTATAAATACTTAAGGTCTTGCCCTTCTTGTATTCTTTATAGTCTTCTAAATAGGCTTCCATGATTGACCAACCAAAATCCATTTGCTCCTTAGTCATTCTAAATACTTTAGATGCGTAAGGATAAGTCTTCTCTTGGGCAACAAACATAAAGTCAGTAACCTTATATCCAGCAGCTTCCATACCACGCCTATAATAAGATGCTTGTAAGTCATACCTAAACTTCTTGACCGAATGAGCAAAGGTGTAAGGCTCAACTGATTGTGTTGTTTTGTAGTCCACAATAACTATCTCATCTTTTGAATCAGGTTTGTTTAGAGGTGGACATATCAAATCAGGCCTACACTTACAAAGCACATCATCTTCATACCAAAAGAAACTACTCTCAGCCACTTTACCTTTAGCATCAAGATAAGCATTACCTTCATAAATCATCTTCTCTTTCATGCCTTGTATAAGTTCTACATCCGCTTCTTTAATTACAGTAAGACCTCTCTTCTCATACTCTTCTTTGAGTTCTTTATTTGCCTTAGTGTAAGGACTGCCAGTAATAACAACCACTTCTTTATCAAAGGCCTCTTGACCTTCTACAAGCAATGAATGAGCAGCAGTTCCAAACCTCATAGCAGGTGTTGTTTCTTGCTGATGCTCTATTGCGTGTAATTGTGATTCACCAAACCTTCTAATAAAACTACTACTGACACCAACACCCGCATGATAGTCTTTGTTGGGTATATCTTTAAACACCCACGCTTTGCCACGTTGCTCAGACTGGTATTCTTTTAACTCTTCTATCATTGCACTACTCCCATAAGGTAAGCGATCTCAGTCAAAGACTCTCTGACCTTATGCTCATCGTTACCAACTTGTACTAAAGTATCGCCAGTTAAAAGGTTTTTGTAATAACCCCTGACTTCTCTTTTAGGTAGGCGGATTTCTCCGCCACCTACTATATTAAATATTACTTCCATTTATCTCTCCTTTCTTGCTTCTTCTAAAACTTTGTCAACATATTTTCTTACATACTTTGGTAATATGTCTGTTTCGTTTTCAGGATATATCTCTACCCACTCACACCCCTCTTCATCTGTTATTTGTATTTCAAATAAAAAACCCTTAGTGTCCTTAAACTTTATAAAATCTTCTAAAGCATAACGCCATGCGTTTAAATTATGATGCCAAGTATCTTCACCATACTTAGTGTTGATATAAAATTCATACATAAAAGTTTTATTTATTCCTATTGTCATGTTATTTAACTCCTTACTTTTATTTAACATACCCCTATTATACATAAGTATTTTGATATGTCAATAGTTATATATAAATTATTTTAAAGGATTTAATACTGGCACTTGGCTAAGTGTATCTAAGGTTTCTTGTAGGGAATCTATTTCTAGGGTTGGGGTTATAACTTTTTCATTAAAGGTAAAGTAGTTTTGCGGTGTAGTATTTGGCTTGAAGATAATTCGCTTATATTCTTGGCTAAAGAAAACAAAAGCAAGAATATCACAATGGTAGTTCTTATAAATCTCAGACATATTTCTTTGCTTTTCAACTGCAAAAGTAAATTTGCCCTCTTTAGACTTTCTTCTTGTTTTAACTTGCACTGTGTATTTTGCATTGTTTGTCTCAAATAATAAATCAGCAGGATGTTTGTCTTGGGTTGGATAGCAGAAGTCTGCATATTCTAATAAGAATGTTTGTACTAAGGATTCACCTAAAGCACCAAGTCTTGAATTACTTTGATGATCTTCCGATGTCTTTGCCATCTTTGTTGCATGAAGAAAGTTTTGCTGAGTTTCTATAAGCACGTGCTCCAACTTGTATTCTATATTTGCTATCCAACAATTCTTCTGATGCTTGTAGCCACATGCCCATTTCCATTAAAGCTCTTGTTTTTCTAAAGTTCATAAAACCATTTATGCCAAGATTGAAAGTCATATCAATGCATACTAATTGTGCTTCTTTAGGGAAACTTCTCCAAACTGCCCAATGTTTATCCAAGTTTTTAATTGCTCTTTCTTTGTCGTTTTTAGCCAAAAACCTAGCTTCCTCTTCTGATATACCAATATCGGTTAAGTTCCTACCAATACCTATGCTAGTTTTACCTGACTTGCATGTATAAAGGTTACACATCATACCTTCATTTTTAATTAACATATCTAATACTTCATCACTCATATTATTTGTTATGAACTCCTC